CTATTATGTGCGACATAATGAGAATTCGGGCTTCCCGCAATAATCGATAAGGTGGTACCGCCCACAATTTTTTGGATTTGACCTCCCGAGGCCACACATACAAAATCATCATATAGCGCATATACCGGCGCATAAGATCCCGTAAGGGTACCGAGTGTGGTTTTAGTCGTTAAGTTTGTACTGTATAACGTTGTTCCGTGTGAAAAATACCAAATCGAATGAATTGAATCGTAAAATAATGAATCAATACTCGCGGCATTATCATACTGGCTTACCACGCCAGGGCACACTTGCGGTTGATTTAAATTTACACCATATTCCCAGTTGTCAAATTGAGCCAATGTACCGTCGGGAATACTCTCTGGATTGGCAATTAAACACAATCCACCCATGACGTTTTGCAAGGATATCGTAAATTGTGATTCGTTTTTTGTCGCTTGAACTGGCATTATGCGCCGCCTTTTGCATTAAACAATAATGTTTCGTCGCTGGTAGCAAGGCCTACATCTTGCGTTACGTTAGCTTCAAAGTCGTTATTAATATGAATGCACACGTAATCAACGATTTCCCCGAGGCAATAGTCCGGTAGCGGAATGGTATCATTAACTGTTGTTAAAAGTGATTTAAACGTCGAATATTTGAATGTTACCGACGCAGGTGCGCCATAAGACAGTTTAATATTTGAACCATCTATAATAACTGGGTATGACGATTTTTGCGGGATAAATCCAAAAAAATCGTCAGGTTTTGCCGTTGTTCCAGTGATCGTCATTTGCTTAATTACTTCAGGATCGTTGGCCTTGATTAATCCATTATTAATTCTTGCGATCGCTGCGTTAGTATTTAAAATCATTACTTCGGTATAATAATCATCAACGTCTAAGTCCAGACGCTTTGCCACAAAATCAATGATCCCGCTAACTAACATGACGTACCTCCCGCAAACATTTCAACGCTTTCAATAACCGGTAATAAAGATTGTTTGGCTTCGCCTGCAATTCAGATATTTTTTTGTCTTTAACTTGTAATTCTCTATAATGTTGGCGTTCGCATTGGCAACAGTCCCGAAAGCATTCGCGCAGTTTATCGTCTGTCATTGCATGACCCACCACGCCAGCACCGCTCCCGCCGCTGACACTAGCGCCGCCGATATCTGCGGAGTTCCCCGCCCGGTGTATTTGTCCAGCAGTTCCTTGCCAACAGCCGCAGCGAGTCCGGCAGCAAGACCGATGCGCGGGTCGATCTGCCCGATGATCGTCGCGCCCATGAAGCAAGTTGAGAAATGACTGACGTAGTGCGCCCAAGGACCTTCCATCGTTGTGTACCAAAAATCAATCAGTTTTTGCATCTTGCACCTCCGCGCCCATGCTAATCAAAAAAGCCTTATCTTCGTCACAATACTCATATGGCATTGCAGCCCTTCCGTCAGATAAAATAATGTCTGTAGTTCCCCATTTTAGCCCACTGGGTAATGCCATGCCAAACCAGTCTTTTGCTTGCTTAACTGTTACTATCGCCATCATGCTACTGTCACCCCCAACGCAGAAACAATGCGCTTGCTGGCGCTATATGCTTGTCTGCGCTCCGATGTGCTCAACAACCTGGTGTAACCAACACCCTCGTTTAGCGTCATGGCGGATATAATTTGCGCTACCGTTGAAGCCGCCACGCACCCTATGCCAATTCTGCATGTCGTTACGGGGGCGGTATCTGCAAGCGTAACCGTTGCGCCTGTCGATTGATTTTCAAGTGTCAGTGTTCCATCTTTTGCCGTAAGCATTAACGCCACGGTATCGGTCGCGCTAACAGTAAGTGATGCGGATTGAGTTTCAGAACCTACATTCCTCGAGATAATTGCCACGTTGCCGCTTGACACTTGTTTGATGGCTTGGTATTTTGTCATTGATGCGGAATCGGACAGGCTTGTGATTGCACCTGATGCGCCGTTGAATTTCCCGACGATCTGCATTGAAAACGAACGCATATCAAGCCCCGCAATGACTCCCGACAGCATATACTGGTTTGTTGCAAACGTCAGCCCCTGCGCGTTATATAGTGGGTCGTTTGTGTCTGCTGTGGCGGCGCTGCCGAGTTGGAAGGGGGTGGAGTGGTTAGAGTAGTCGAAGGTGGATTGAGGGAGGCCGAGGGGGGCGGAGTAGGGGGCGAGTGATAAGCCAAAATTAATTTGTGGTTGGTAAGCAAGAATATCAAGCGAATCGCTAACGCTGTTTACAGAAAGCGCAAACGCCATTTGCGGAGATGCCACATTGCTGTTTGTCACACTATAAGTATTCCAGCCTCCCGAAAATGCCGACGTGCCACCGTTGTAAGAATCATTGAATTTGCCGTTTCCGCTTAACAGTTTTGCTCGTATCGCCATAATTGACGTATGAGGGTTAGATATACTCACGGGATTATAGAATTTTAGTATATTACTTCCGCCAGAGCTTTGAATTAGGTAAGCGTTATTTCCGCCATCGGGGTCTGGCTGTCCAGGAGTTACAGTAATCGTTGCGCCCCCAAAAGCTAACCACCCAGTCCCCGACGTTGCAAACGTATTGGCATTAACCGGCAGTATATTCCTGCCTCTCACATCCCACCCCGGCACAATCAGCGAGACGAGGCCGCGAGTCGGAAACCCAAATAGTGAGGGGTTATTAAATTGGCGTCCTATAACCGGTAAAGGCATATCCTCATCTCCCTTTTAGTGCAATATGCCTTTAATAATCACTGCGATCAGTTCACCTGATGCCGGAACGTATGCGGAGTTGTCAAGAAGTGCAACATAAGTACATGCGGTGCTATTTAGCTTTCCACGTCTGCATTTTTCTTCCGCCCTGCACTCTATCGCAGTGGACCCTTTTTTAACAACAATATCAAACGAATCAATGCACGTTTCCGCCTTTGCCAAACACGCTGCAAACGTCGGAGCAAACGCAGTCGCATCGACAATCGTCGCCTGCGGTAATGGATCATTATACAACAGCAATTGCGGATTCATCATTGTAGTTACGCCGCCATTGTTAGACTTTATAACTGCTTCATTAATTTCAAATATTTGCCATGGTTGCGCAAACGCCGATAAATCTAGTTTCGGCAATCCAACCGGCGCAAATGTCAATGCTGCTGTTGCATTTGTCGCCGTTGCGGCATTGTTTAGCATAATTGTCGTTGCTCCAACTGTAACCACTGTCGAGTTGGCCGCAATCCCAGTTCCGGTTACGGTCATTCCAACTACAATTCCGTTCATATCCGACGGAGTAACTGTTTTTGACGTATCGGTTATGGCAGAATTAATAGCAAATCCAGAATTAAACAATTTACCGGCAGAATATGCGGTAGTATTTGCTGGACGCTTTATTAAAATCATGACTTCAAAATAATTTCCTTTAACTACGATTGACATCTTGCGCCTCCTACATCGTGAATACTGGTATTCTGTCGCGTTTTTTCCCGTCCCTGCTTGCAATCAGTCGCAACGCTTGAGACTGAACATTAATTGGTTGTCCCATCGTTCGATTTACAACGCTGTCAATAATCATATTATTGAAACTTGCGGGGAGGTCTATCGTTGTTGGCGATATTAAAACTCCATTCCATGTATATTCGTCAAATGATTTGCGATAATAAATGTCGACCGTAGTTCCTTCAACTTTTATTGTGTTCCCGATGATTTGATAGGCATAACTATCAAGTTCCCGATCTGTAGGAATACTTACCAAATCGCCGACTGAAATAATTGATTCAAAATCTGCCGGTAATGTTGCCGATCCTGCAGTAATTGTTAACGTTGCGGTTTTAGTAGATAGTGAAGACGTAACACTATTTAATGCCAGATTGATTTCCCGCATGACATAATTTAACGCATCGACAATTTGATAGGTCGAAAATGATTCTTCTGGCAATCGGTATCTGCAAGATGCATATAATGCTGATGTTAGCACGGTTCACCCCCATAGTAAGAAGGAGGGACGTTAATCCCTCCCTATCAGGTAAATGTAATCGTATGCGTCAAGTTTGCTCCCGACGGAGTTACCCCGTTGATAGCCTGGGCCGTCAATACCACCGTATTCGCCCCAACGTTGTTATGACAGGTAGCATTTCCGGTAACCACTATAGTACAAACCCCATTAATAAACTCTGCGTTGGCGGACCCCGTAGGGCTTCCGGTTAACGTTCCTGCACTCGGGGTCATTGTGATTGTGTATCCAGTTTGGTTATACCACGTATGAACGTTCCCTTCTGAATCAACCAGTAAAAACTGTACCGTTTTGCTAAACGTGGAATTAGCTTTGGCTTCCGATACGTTGGCAGTTTTTGCAATCAAAATATCAGCGGCCTTGGCACTAAGTGCTTTTGCCATCATAATAACGTCATAGTCTTTAAAGTTTGCCCTCACATCGCTTGAGAACGAAGTATTTCGCGTTCTTGGCATTTTACACCTCCTATAGATTTCCCGTACAAACCTTTGCGCCTTGATATTTAGCAACCATTAACCGGCGACAGGTCTGATCTCCCTGCAGCGCATACTTTACCAACGGATCGCAATCCTCTAATTCGACAGGGATTCTAAGCACATGCCGCATTTCACCGCTGCCGGTTATTCCGTTGCCAATTTCTTTTTTTAATTCTTGATTCGCCTGCCATACATGATCGAAATTATAATAACTTCGAACATATATGTCGCCGTTTTTATTTTTCAAGTTCTCTTGTCCGAGTAACATTTTACCTCCACAGTTAGGTTAGGTAACTGAAATATAACTTCTCTTTATATATATTTTCTATATATAAAAGTTTTATACAACTTACCTTAACCTAACTAATGTACACTTTTTTAAATAAAATCGTATTTCTATCTACTGGTTTACACTATGCCTTCAATGCTTTGAGTCTAAAACCGGCGTTCGGGTTTTTTGCAAAAATCCCCATTTCCCATGTGACATATTTTTCGATCTTGTGGGATGGTTGATTATCTCCGACCCCGGACTTGGTTCTGACTTCAAAGTTTTGCAGGAAACCTTTTTTCCAGTACCGGGTATCGAGCGCATAAAAGTCGGTAGTCGTTGCTTGTCTGTCGATCTTAACCGCCAGGTCGCCACAACTTGTCTCATACACATCGATGATATTACCGGCACGTTTTTCTGATTTGTTTTTGTTGACTACCGCGCCGCCGGAGAAGTTGTCAAACTTCATTTTTTGCTTGGAGTTGCAATATCCGTTGAGGATATCAAACTCATGAATGTCATACACCTGCTGCATCCCCTGTAGGATAAACGACTCACTGATAGCCGCGCTGGCGCACTCGATTACGTTGCTGTTCGCAAGTTGTGCATTAGCTGCATTAAACCAGTACGGCAATCCACCAAACAAGCTGGCCACGCCTTCGGAATGTTTTGTTGCGGTATCATTTTCGAAAATCGATTTGTTTGCACCGCGACGCATGTGCAGGGCGGCTTCCAGCATTCGCTTTTTGATGTCTGTGCCAGTGCCGTTTTTATCGGCTACGGCCTGTTCGGTTGTGGTAATCATATAGCCTTTTTCCATAAGTTGCGTATAGTTTTTCAATCGGGTCGGCAACGCATGACCGGCAACTGTGGCATCCGCACCTTCAGCAATAGCACTGGTAGCGGGAGTCGCAAGAGATTCGAGCGCCCACGAATATTCAATATTTTTAATGTCGTCGCCGTCGCCCATATCGGACAACAATACTGTTGACTTGGGGCTGGTATTCAATACGAGTTGATGATAATCTTCAGGGTTTACTGCGGAACTATCTGCTGCATATGCGTTTTCTACGCCTGTTCTTGCCATTTAACTTCACACTCCTATAACATTTTTGCAATATCGTCTATGGACATTTCACGAACTTTCTTCACATCGAGTTTCTTCGCCGGTGTCGGTCCTTCGTTTACGCCGGATTCAACCTTGACTGTGGGGGTAATTTTAGCCCCTTTAGGAACTACGGCTGGAGCGGGTTTGTTTTTGCTTGCCGTATAAGCCGTTTTCTGCTGTTCGTAGAAGCCGGTAATAGCATTCACTTCAGCCGTTGTCAGTTTTACTTTGCGATAATCTTCGCCTGCGTTAAACATTGCATCGCGGGTTTTCAACTTCTGAAATACCGGATATAGTTTGTTAAATTCGGCAATTCCTTCCGGTCCTGATTGTGGAAGTTTATACAATTCCTGCTCTGCAAATCGGTTTACTTCAACAAAATCCGGTTCTGCCGCTAATGTGTTAACTTTGCTCGCAAATGTTTGCTCAATTTGTTGGGATTCTCGCTCTGCATAATCGGCTTGCTGTTTTTCGAGGTTTATTTCTGCTAATGCCTGCTGATATACCGCAAAATGAATCCGATTAATCGAAGCATCCGGGCTGAATTCGTCAGCGTTTT